CGTACAGACGCTACCGCTAGTGGGCTAACTTCCTACACCGGCTGTATATCCAGATCCTAATAAACGATGACGTGTATCTGTTTCTCCATGTATCTTATAACTGTACTTTCTAGTTAAACCAGCAGTACATGCTAATTGAAACGTTCCATCAACATTTCCTAACGTTAACCCCGGGACTAACTTATAAATAAAATACAACGTTTTCGTTACTCCGGGAATTGCAAATCCTCCGCTAACATCCTACTTTTCTTTCGTCCATGAGTGACGACTTGGATCACGAATCTGATGAGTAATGGTCTGACCATTAGGAATAAAATATTTCGTCTTCTTTAAAATCTTAATCCGAAAAAATCCCATTTGTCTACCAAACTCAAATGGACTGGCACCACGATCATATATGTTAATATCTGTTCCGGCACCACCTATTTCTGGATCGTCGCTATACTGCAAACAATCCGTTAAGTTCGCTTGATTCGCTGTTCGATCATCTGTTGTAGTACCATGACTCACTTCGTATACATCAAGCTCTATTGCTGCACGAGCGTCATCACGCTCTGCACTAACACCACCTACGGTACTTCTAAATGTACTTGTGTTTCTAAAAGTTAAGTCAAATACTCCACTTTGAAACATAAATTTCGTGGACTTAAACACTGTACCACCCGCTGCTGAAGTCGGGTTTCCAGTGTTCTCCAAATCAATAATCTGTTTCATATCATTCAACCATCCAGTTGCACTTCTCATTGAATACAACGCAAGAGTCAGACAATTCTGACCTTCCGTTCCAACATTCTTTTGAGTAATTGTATCATTAATCAATACAGTTCTTGTACCAAGATCCTTTTCACCTACTGCAGCTACCTTTTTCACGAAACGACGCCATTGACGACGTTTGCGCGCAGGCATACGCTTTCTACGATAAACATGTTTACGGTCGGCTTCATTACCTCCTAGTAAACCTCCTACACTACTACTATGCTTGCGCATTGCTACTTTCACGCGACCGCGACCGGAGCGACGGGCGCTTAAGATACGTCTGTTATATGCTGCTATTAACTGACGTTGCATGCTATTAACGGGTGTACCCATTAATGTACGGTAACTTCTTTTCCTGTTCACTAAAGTTCGATTCATTGGGACGGGTGAGAAGGGGTGTCACTATAAGGTTGTGGTATGGTATCGTACTTTACTGAGATGTGAATTCCGCCAATCAAATTTGATTATGCGGTTCTTATGTGACCTGGGGAGGGACGGGGAGAGGAGACAAACTATTCTACTTTTCTGGCACAGGCACAGGCAGGCTGGGTAATAATGTTCCAGCCTGCCTCATTTCCCAATTTTCCATGTCCAAGACACGTGCCTTCGTTTTCACAATTAATAATCCTTCCATTTCCGATGACATCGAAATCGAGCTTCTCAAAGATAAAGTCGACTATCTCTGCTTTGGAAAAGAGGTCGGCGAAAATGGAACGCCTCATTACCAAGGATATCTGCGATTTCCACATCCCGTTACAAATCGGAGAGTGTCCTCCTTGCTCACTAGAGCCTTTATTGAGCGAGCTAAAGGAAACGCTCAGCAAAATATCGACTACTGTTCAAAAGATGGAGACTTCACTGAACACGGAGAACGCCCCACGACCTCCAAAGTCGATAAAAAACAAATGTGGAAAGACATCATCAAGTGGTCCGAAGAAGGGAACCTCGAAAAAATTAAAGAGGATTACCCCCACGCTTATTTCCTGCACTACAAGAAAATCCAAGATTTTCGTAAACGCAACACTGGCATTCTCAACGGACAACTGGAGCATGAATGGTGGGTTGGACCTACGGGTACTGGAAAATCCTCAAAATTATGGGCTGAATATCCAAACCACTATGGAAAAGGCCTGAATAAATGGTGGGATGGATATGAAGACGAGGATGTTGTTGCCATTGAAGAAATGACTCCTGAAGCTGGTAAGTATCTGGCTCATTTTATAAAAATATGGGCCGATCGCTATCCCTTTTCTCCTGAAGTTAAAGGAGCTCAACTTAAAAAAATTCGTCCTAAAAAAATTATTGTTCTATCTAACTACACTCCTGAAGAGTGTTTTACTAACGAACAAGATTTACTACCAATTAAACGTCGTTTTAAAATAATTCATTTTAATACTCTTTAATAAAAAAACCCTATGGGAAAAAAATCCTAAAGTGTATGTTCTTTTTGACGAAGCCCGAAGGGCTTCGTACTAATTATAAAGATCAAGCTCGTTCTGGTTGTGGGTCCGCGTCTGCGGGTGGCCCAGCGTGGAGCTGGGCCATCACCACCCGTACAGACGCTACCGCTAGTGGGCTAACTTCCTACACCGGCTGTATATCCAGATCCTAATAAACGATGACGTGTATCTGTTTCTCCATGTATCTTATAACTGTACTTTCTAGTTAAACCA